AATTAATGCTGAAGGTATTGATACAATTGACACTGACCAGCTTATTATTGATCTCCAAGCGCAAGGGTTTAGTGTAGATAAAAATAGTATTTTTAAAACTCTCGAATTACTTCCAATAGTTGCTAATGCTACAAGTCAAACTATTAACATACGTAGTAATGATGTTACTAGAGCGTCTGATGCAGAAACAAAAAGCAAAGAAGCAAGTAAAATTGACAAATTGGCACAGAAGCATGCTAAAAAGGACCTAGGATTATGACATTTTATTTAAACAAAACTGAAGCTAGAATACATGGGCGCAACAATCTTACAATATTTGATGAAACACATGCAATTATGCGTAAGATAATTGTTGCTAGTGATGCTGGGTCTTATGAACTTACTATTAACGATACAACAATGACAACTGCTACACCCACTAGCCAAGTAACAGGCAGTGTTAGCAATCCTACAATAACAGGAACACCTACATTAATTATTGCAGGTGCAACAATAACACTAGGTACAACCGGTACAAATTTAAATAGTATTATTGCTGACATTAATGATGCTAGTGTAACAGGTTTAGTAGCAAGTAAAGATGCTAGTAACAATCTTGTACTCAGTTATACACACAGTGCAAGTAATTGGAACGTTACAATTGGAGCAGGTACTGCTAATACAGCGTTGGGTCTTACTAACACAACTGTAAGTCCTACAAATCCTGTAAGTGTTGATTACTATAATGTATGGACTGGTGGTTTAACAAATCGTAAGTATGATGATGAAATGACACAAGTTATCAAGTACTTTACTAACTTGGGTTACAACATTGTACAACAAAAAAATACACTTACAAATAGTACATTTACATGGGTAATTTATTGGTAATTTTTTAATTTTTTACTAGACAATCAGTAATTTAGATGCTATACTGATAGAATGTTAACTATAAATTACAAATACCCATATAAAGAAATTCAAAGAAAAAAAGTAAACGGAAAACGCCTGTACGATACTGAGACAGGCGCTTTGCCATCTGTAACAACTATCTTAGATAAAACCAAACCTAGAGAAAAACGTATGGCTCTGGCAAATTGGAGGAAACGTGTAGGCGAAAAGCAAGCACAAAAAATTGTAACGGAAGCAGCAAGTACCGGAACTTATATGCATGCTATACTAGAAGCGTGGGCGCTGAATGAAGAGTATAGCGGAGAAAGCACAATCCAAAGTCGTCTTATGGCTGATACAGTGATTAAGAATACACAACAAGACATAGATGAAGTTTGGGGGTGTGAGGTTAATCTATATTATCCAGGACTATATGCTGGCACTACAGACTTAGTGGGCATGTACAAAGGTAAGCCAACTATCATGGACTTTAAGCAAACTAACAAGCCTAAAAAACGTGAATGGATTGACGATTATTTTATGCAAGGTGCCGCTTATGGATTAGCACACAATGCATTATACGAAACAAAAATAGAAAATATAGCTATCTTTATGTGTAGTAGAGATTGTGAATGGCAATTGTTTGAAGCAGGACCACAGGAATTCTCACAATGGGAAGAAAAATGGGCAAAGCGAGTAGAACAATTTTACGATCAAAGCTAAATATGGATAGCGAGGATTAAAAAATGACAGATACACGAATAAGCAAAATTCAAGTTCGCAGAGGCAACATGGCAGACCTTCCTATTCTTAGTGAAGGCGAGTTAGGCTATGCTCTTGATTCAAGACGGATTTTTATTGGTAACAGTACACATGCTGTAGGAACTGGAGATGGAAATGAAACTTCATTTACAGTACCATCAAGTACCACTTACCCTCTAACAAGTTTATATAATCCACGCTTTTATCTAGACGGTAATGAAGTAGGCGCAAACGACTATACAGTTGCTGGTACTACAGTAACATTTAATACTGCTCCTGCCGCTAACATTGCAATCACAATGCGATGGAATAGCGAACTTGTTGTACGTAACAATCTTGTTACACCTCCTACATTGGAATTAGGCGCTAGTCAAGCGGCTGGATCTAACACAGGCTTTAGTTTTGATACTACAAATCACAATACATTGTTTATGAACTACAGTGTTAAACTAGGATCAGGTACTGGATTTAGAATTGGTAACCTAAGAATAGTTGTTGACAGCGTAGCAGGAACGTACTATATTGATGATCAGTATAATACACTTACAAGTAATATGGGACTAACTTTTGATGGTAGCATATCTAATGGTGTATTTACTTTAACATACGAAAACACAGAAACATCAACAGCAACAGTTTATTACACGTTTGAATTGTGGAAAATGTAAATCAACTAAGAACCATGTGGTTTAATTCGCCTCAACGACGATTGGCGTCTTGGCGTGAGTTTAGGAAAAGTCTAGATACAAGTAACTTTGATGATACTTGTGAACAAATTTTTAACTGGTGGAGTTTTGCTCCACTCAGTGCATTAAGCATTGATCCCTACGATGTACGCACATGGCCCAGTGTTTGGGAAATGTTACATCGAGGAGATTACTGCAAATTTAGTACAGCGATTGGAATGAGTTACACGTTTTTTTATATTGACGAAAAATTAAAAAATAATATACTAAGAGTGTACGATCATGAAAATTCTGATATATACATGACAGCCCTTATACAAGACAAGTGGTTGTTGAATTATAACAAAAGCTCAATAGCTAAGTGGTCTGAAGTACAAGATAACATTACAGTACAAGAGTCTTGGACATGTAAAGATATTGTAGAGACAACTAAGCATTATGAAGCAGTATAACAAAAGAGATTAGGTAGAAATAAATGAGTGATATCCAGGTAATTAAACGAAATGGCGATAAAGAAACATTAGACATTGAAAAACTTCATCAAGTAGTATTTTATGCATGTGAAAACATTAGTGGCGTAAGTGCAAGTGAAGTAGAAATTAAATCACACATTCAATTTTACAACGGTATCCAAAGTAGTGACATTCAGGAAACACTTATAAAAAGTGCTGCAGATTTAATTACAGAAGAAACACCAAACTATCAATGGGTAGCAGGACGTTTAATTAACTATCACTTGCGTAAAATGGTTTATGGCGATTTTGAACCATGGCATATTTTGGAACTTGTAAACAAGAATGTAGAGCGTGGATTTTATGATCCAGCATTACTAGAAGACTATACAGCGGACGAATGGGAAGCATTAAACAATTATATTAAGCATGCACGTGATGAGGATATAAGTTTTGTAGGCATGGAGCAATTCCGTGGCAAGTACTTGGTACAAAACCGTGCAACAGGACAAATTTTCGAAACACCACAAATGGCATATATGTTGATTGCCGCTACGTTGTTTAGTGATTATCCAAAAGAAGAGAGAATGAAATGGGTAAAGGATTATTATGATGCAGTTAGTACTTTTGATATCAGTTTACCTACTCCTGTTATGGCAGGTGTACGGACGCCTCAGCGACAGTTTTCGTCCTGCGTTCTTATTGAGTCTGACGACAGCCTTGATAGTATTAATGCTACATCAAGTGCAATCGTCAAGTATGTAAGCCAGAAAGCTGGCATTGGCGTTGGTGCAGGTAGTATTAGAGCTATTGGTAGCCCTATACGCAAAGGAGATGCAACACACACTGGTGTTATTCCTTTTTATAAAATGTTCCAAGCGGCTGTAAAAAGTTGTAGCCAGGGTGGTGTACGTGGCGGTGCCGCAACACTTTACTATCCTATTTGGCATTTAGAAATAGAAGATTTACTTGTTCTCAAGAACAATAAAGGAACAGAGGACAATCGGGTACGTCATTTGGATTACGGTGTACAGTTTAATAAACTGATGTATGAACGTCTTATTCAAGGCGGTAATATTACACTGTTCAGCCCTAATGATGTACCTGGTTTGTATGATTCTTTCTTTCAGGATCAAGACAAGTTTAAAGAGCTTTACGAAACAGCAGAGCGTAACACACGTTTACGCAAGAAAACTATTAGTGCGTCAGAGTTGTTTAGTACGTTTATTGAGGAACGTAAAAACACAGGGCGTGTATACTTAATGAATGTAGATCATGCAAATGATCATGGTGCATTTGACAAACATCAAGCACCAGTGCATCAAAGTAATTTGTGTTGTGAGATTAATCTTCCAACCAAACCACTACAGCAGATTGATGACCCTGAGGGAGAAATTAGTCTTTGTACATTAAGTGCAATTAATTGGGGTAACTTACGTAACCCTGCAGACTTTGAAAAGCCATGTACACTTGCTGTACGTGGACTAGATGCATTATTAGATTACCAAAAGTATCCTGTGTTGGCGGCTGAACTTAGTACTAAAAAGCGCCGTCCACTAGGTATTGGTATTATTAATTTTGCATATTGGTTAGCAAGAAACGACACAAATTATCAGAATCCAGATCTAAATTTAGTAGACGAATGGGCTGAAGCCTGGAGTTATTATCTAATTAAAGCAAGTGCTGATCTGGCGACTGAAAAAGGTGCATGTCCAGGAACACCTGAGACACATTATGGTAACGGTGTAACACCGAATCAAACTTACAAGAAGGATGTAGACGAACTCGTACCTCATATGGAAAGAATGCCATGGGACGATTTAAGAGAGCAACTGAAAAGAACGGGGATTCGTAACAGTACGCTAATGGCTCTGATGCCCGCAGAGACCAGTGCCCAGATTAGTAACAGCACCAACGGTATTGAACCTCCTAGAAGTTTTGTAAGTGTAAAGCAAAGCAAACATGGTGTGTTAAAACAGGTTGTTCCTGGCATACACAGATTAAAAAGCAAGTATGATTTACTTTGGGATCAAAAGAGTCCTGAAGGATATTTAAAGATTATGGCTGTGCTACAAAAGTACATTGATCAAGGGATTAGTGTAAATACAACATACAATCCAACTTTTTATGAAGATGAAAAGATCCCGTTGAGCGTAATGCTACAGCATCTTATCATGTTCTACAAATATGGTGGAAAACAACTATACTATTTTAATACATTTGATGGACAGGGTGAACTGGACATCAATGCAGACGAACAAGAGCTACCAGCAGGTGAGCTAGATGATGAAGATTGCGAAGCATGCGTAATATAAGGAGTAGAATCGATGAGCGTATTTAATGCACAAAAAGAAGGACACCACACAGAAGCACTGGCTTTTTTAGACCCAGAAGGCGGTGTGGATATCCAACGTTACGATACACTAAAGTATCGTAAGTTTGATCAGTTAACTGACAAACAACTTGGTTTCTTTTGGAGACCAGAAGAAGTAGATATCCTACGTGATGCCAAAGATTTTAAAGACTTAAACGAACACGAAAGACACATTTTTACCAGCAATTTAAAACGCCAGATTCTACTAGACAGTGTCCAAGGTCGTGCGCCTGCAGAAAGTTTTGGAAGTCTTGTAAGTATTCCAGAATTGGAAAATTGGATTATTACATGGACATTCAGTGAAACAATTCACTCACGTAGCTACACACATATTATTCGCAACGTATACAGTGACCCTAGCAAAGTATTTGATGAAATGCTAGAGCTAAAAGAGATTGTAGAATGTGCTGATGACATCAGTAAGTATTATGACGAGCTTATTAAATTAGGTGGATATTATAATCTGCTGGGCGAAGGCACACACACTGTAAACGGTAAAAAAGTAGTAGTAAGCAAGTACGAACTTAAAAAAGCATTGTACAGAACTATTATGAGTGTTAACATTTTGGAAGGCGTGCGTTTTTACGTGAGCTTTGCATGTAGTTGGGCATTTGCTGAACTTAAAAAAATGGAAGGCAATGCAAAGATTATTAAGTTAATTTGTCGTGACGAAAATTTGCATTTGGCAAGCACACAATATCTACTTAAAATTCTACCTAAAGATGATCCAGATTATATTAAGATTGCTAAAGAAGTAGAAGAAGAAATGGTACAAATGTTTGTAGACGCAGTTGACCAAGAAAAAGAATGGGCACATTATTTGTTTAAAGATGGCTCAATGATTGGTCTTAACGAACAACTACTTAGTGAGTTTGTTGAGTGGATTGCAAACAAGCGTATGACAGCGGTAGGACTAAAGAGCCCATATAAAGTACCACAAGCAAGCCCATTGCCATGGACACAAAAATGGATTAGTGGAGCAGACGTACAAGTTGCACCACAAGAAACAGAAATTAGCAGTTATGTTATTGGTGGTGTTAAAAAAGACGTATCGACAGATACATTTAAAGGATTTAGTTTATGATGGACGTAACGGTATACAGTAAAGATAATTGTCCATATTGCGTAATGGCAAAACAGCTACTTAAAAAGAGTAACATCGCTTTCACTGAAAAGTTAATTGGTGTTGATGTTACTCGAGAGCAACTCCTGGAAGTTGCACCCAATGCTAGAACTGCACCACAAATTACAATTAACAATCAAGTTATTGGTGGTTATAATGAACTGGTGTCGTATATGGAAAACACTAATTTTAACGGAACAGGACACACACTATAATGTTATTAGACGTAAGAAAACCTGGCGATGTAGTCGCCTTAAAACTAATGAGCGGAGAAGAAGTAATCGGAAGTTTTCAGTCAGATGCTGATGGTAAAATTACACTTCGCAAACCACTTGCAATGGCTATGAGCCCACAAGGACCAGCATTGGCTCCTTGGATTGCAAGTGCAGATATTGATACAACTAGTAACTTTGAACTTAATAAAGATCATATTGTTACAATAGTAAAAGCACACAAGCCTATTGCAGATGTTTATACACAAGCAACAACAGGTATCGACTTGAGCTTACAAGGTACTGGTGCTTCAATTACTACCTGATAAATATAGTTAGGTAGGAGATTAAAATGCCAGTAGTTCACAGAGATACAGATGAAAGAAGTTGTGGTGCACAAACACAAGCCGCAAATCCCAATGTATATACAAACAACTTACTCACCGCAGTAAACGGTAATCCAAATAGTCATGGAGGCGGTGAGTTACAAGCCGCTAATCCAAATGTATACATAGGTGGAGTTTTAGTGGTTGTTGATGGTAACAGTGCTGAAGCAGACTCTTATTGTCCGTTGCCTGGACATTGTAATCCAAAAGCAGATGGCGGCAGTAATAACGTTTGGATTGGGGGTTAGTAAATGTCAGTAGATTTTCCTAATGGCGTTGCTAGTGTAAATGAATACTTGGATACCCGACATCATGTTAAAACAGATGTCACGGGCCAAGTTGGCGACAATGCAAAAATAGTAGTAAAGAGTGAATATGATTACACAATGCGTGAAATCATATGTAACCTGCTGGCAGGACGTGGGCTTAAAATGCCTAACATTCAAGTTTGTTTGAGTGTAAATTTAAAAGCAATTTTAAACACACCAGGAATTCAACAAGAGTTATTAGATGCATTAAATGATTTAGATAAACAATTTGATGAGTTTATGGATCATACAAACATTGAAAATGTACTAGGACGTATAAACAAAGCTCTTGCAGAAGTTACACAAATTGCAAATATGATTAATTTCTGTGCTACTCCTGTAGATCCCATTGCTATCCCTAATGTGCTAGAACAAACAATGGATAGTTTCTTAGGTGCAGGTAAAGGATTAATAAATGAAATAGGTAATATGATTCCAAATCAAGTAGGCGGATGTCTTGCTTTTGATGGAAATGATTTTAACCTAAATTTATTTAATGGTGGATTGCTTGGAGATCTTAGTGCAGATTGGCTACGTGTTAAAGGCGGTCAACTTGGCGCAAACGAACTAAGTGCGTTTACTGGCAGAATTAATAAAATTAAAGATGATTTAAAGAGTCTAGTAGATAGAGAAAATAGTGTTCTTGGTACAGAAACTCTAGGAGGCAGTCAGTTTGCTGGTGACGTTCCTGCAAATACAAATACTTCCATGGGTGTACTACACAATGCTGATGCTGCCGGTATACAAGGCAATACTCGAATTGCAAGTTTAATAAAAGCATTATATGATAAGTTTGCAGGATATCCTGTTGTAGATGCAGACGGTAACGTATACAATAATATATTTGAACTTATTTTAGAACCAGGATTATTAGATTTATTACGTAAAGATATTGACCCAAGTCCAGATATTAGTACAACACAGCCAGTAGTTAACTACTGTGGCGAAGTTATAGGTTATACTACAAATTACGATCAAACAAGTCCAAAAGAAAGTAGTGGGGAAACTCCTACAGATCCTAATACACCAGGATTTAATGCTGGTGGATTTCCTACAAGTGTAAGCCAAACAGGCGGTGCTGGTGGTACTACAGTAATTAATAATACAACTATAAGTGGTGGTACAATTTATATTGTTGGTAGTGAATCTGCACAATTAAGTTTGACATTAAATGAAAGCGACATAGTTGTTAGAACTGACCTGGGTATTAGTTTTGTAAAAAATGCACAAAGTACAGGAACAATGGCAGACTTTACACAGCTTGCTATTCCTTTTGATCAATTTGTACAAAATTTAGATAAAGAGCAAGGTAATGGTATTGTTGTAAAAGACGGTACTTTTAGTAAAACTAGACAAATTGTTCCTACAAGTGGACAACTTTTTATAAACAATAATAATGGTACAGCCGGCGATATAGAAATTGGTATGGCAGAAAATCCAATATTGCCTGGTACAAAAGCCGTACAAATACCACGTGGTACTACAAACCAAAGACCCAATACAGAGCCAGGAGAAATGCGCTACAACACAACTGTAAATGCTTATGAAGCATATTACGGAGGTTCTAATGCAGGCTGGCGTAGTTTTGCTACAGGAAGCAGTAGCGTTAATAATGCCAGTAACTTAGGTAGTGGTGAGGGAACTTTCTTACAAAATAATAACGGAAACTTGGAATTCAAGAGCTTGAATGCAAGTGGACTAGTTACACTTAACAGTAATAATGACAGTATCACTATAGGAGATAACCTTACATTAGGTACAGTTGGTACTGGTGAAAGTATAATTAAACAACGTAATATAAACGCACTAGAATTTAAATCAATTAAAGTAAGCAATAATCTATCAATAACTACTACCACTGATGAAGTTAGAATCAGTGGAGATGAAGATATAAAGAAAACAACTGCTACTAGTAGTGGAACAACATTAACTGAAGTATTATTTAATAATGACAGAATACTTACTCCGCCAGATGAAACTTTCTTTATTACTGTAACTGCTATAGGACGCAGAACAAACGGTGTGGGTACAATGGCTATTAAACGTGAAGCACTTGTAGATAATACTAGTGGTACTGTAACAATTGTTAGTGACGAAGCTAACAGTGTTAATTACAATAACAATGTCAGTAGCAATTGGGAACTGCTTTTGCAGACTGCACCTATGTTAAAGATTTTTGTACGTGGAGCCGCAGGTCAAGATATAAATTGGGCCGTAAAAGCAGAAATGCTAAGAGTTTCATAACTTTTTACAATAAAAACAAAACTTTTTGCTTGACATGTATAGTGCTTTACTGTATATTAAGTATATTGCGTGGTATAAGAGCCGCGATCGATTAATAGTATACAAATAGAGGTATAAAATGAGAAGCGCATTATGTGATGACGGAAGACGCCGCATGATTGCAAAAGTAGAGGTACCAGTTGATGGTACTGAAATTGCATTATATGCAATGGGACATCCTACAATGAAGGAATACGCAAACCCAATGCATGGTATAGAAAAGCTGAACAAACGACAGATTTATCAGTTGGCTAAAGATACAATCAGAGAATATGGTATACATGTACCTTATGACATAGTAAGTGAACGTTGGAAAGAACAACAAAGACAGCGAGTTACTAACTTTGTCGTAGAGATGTTTCCTGAGTGTGATTAGAAAAAAATTACTTAAAGTATAACTTTTTACTTGACAAGTAAGGTGTTTTACTTTATAGTATAACTATGAACAAAGGAGATGTTATGATACTTTTAGGACGTTTTTTAATTAGTGCAGTAATTTGGTTTTTTATAGGCCTTATTATAATAGCTGTTATTATATAATCCTAGTATTGTAAATAAGAAAGGTATGAGAGCAGTGAAAAATATTATTAGTGGAATACTAAACTTTACAATTATCATAGCGATGTCACTTACAGGTTGGCAAGTGGCAATGGCTAAAGAAGCAGACTTACTGAGTCAAGAATCTTTTAAACAAGAGCTATGTATGGCTGTAAACATATATCACGAAGCACGTGGCGATAATGTTGCTGGTATGTATGCAGTAGCAGATGTTACGTTAAATCGTGTACAAGATAGTCGTTACCCTAATACAGTTTGTGATGTAGTACACCAAGGCCCAGTTCGTGAAAGTTGGAAAACACGAAAAGACGATACATTGCCTGATGAAGAGCGTGTGTATTACCCTGTACGTAATATGTGCCAGTTTAGTTGGTATTGTGATGGTAGAGCTGACGACACAAATGATGAAACAGCATGGGCGTTAAGTCAGGAAATTGCATACAAAATTATGCATGATCGCAAGTATCGTGGCATTACAGAAGGTGCTACACATTATCATGCTACATACGTTAACCCTAAGTGGGCACGGGACCTTACTACCATTGGTAGAATAGGAACACACATTTTCTACCGTTGGGATTAATAATTTTGTATAAATACACTTAATAAAGAGGTTAAGTGTAATGAAATTACAAGATATCTACGGTATAGAAGAAGGCGTTAACGATCCACACATCTTTAAAGCAGTTTTTTTAGCAGGAGGACCAGGTAGCGGCAAAAGTTTTGTCGCTCGTAACCTTCTTGTGAATACAGGTCTTCGTACTATTAATAGCGATGACATTTATGAGTTCCTTGCAAAAAAAGATGATATTGACTTAAAAGATCCTGATCAAGTATATAGCGATAAGGGTCAAGATGTTCGTAATCGTGCTAAAGAGTTAACTGGTAAACGACAAGATATGTATCTAAAAGGTAAACTTGGACTAATCATAGATGGTACAGGAAAAGATGTAGAAAAAATTAGTAAAACAAAAGCAGGCTTAGAAGGCCTAGGATACGACACAATGTTGATTTTTGTTAATACTAGTGAAGAAGTTGCTTTAGATCGTAACTCCCAACGTGACCGTAGATTGCCTGACAATGAGGTTACAACAATGTGGAAAAAAGTACAAGATAATATTATGAAATTTCAGCAAGTATTTGGTTCTAAAGATTTTCATATTGTAGATAATAGCGGTGGATTAGAAGATCCTAACCGAAAAGAAAATTTTAATAATGTTTATAAAGCTATACAAAAATTTGTAAACACTGCTCCTACTAAGCCCCTTGCTAAGTCATGGATGAAGAGCAACATGAATGGCTAAATTATACAATAAAAAACAAACTACAAAAGTAGTACTATAAGAGGGTAACAGGATATGTATGAGTACAAATGTAAATTATCAAGAGTGATAGATGGAAACACTATAGACGCTGAGATAGATTTAGGGTTCAATGTTGTCGTAAGACAGCGTATTAGATTATTTGGAATTGAAACTCCTGTACTGCAAACAACAAATGCAGAACAAAAGGAAAAGGCCATATCGGCTAGGACTCGATTAATAGAGATACTACCTAAAGAATTTGTTTGTAAAACTATACTTAACAAACGTGGCAAATTTGGCCGTGTGTTAGGACATGTTTATTTTAATAAGGAAGATGGCACAAGTGTCTGTTTGAATGATATGCTAGTAGATGAAGGCATAGCAAACAAATACGAAATGCACACAAAAGATTAACTATGAAAATATTTGGATATTGGACATTATTCATCGCACTATGTATTAGTGTAGTAGCCGCTTGGTATAGTATTATAGGACTTACCGCTATTTTCGCCGCGGCATTTATTCCTATTGTTATTATGGGAAGTGCATTAGAAGTTGCTAAAGTTACAACAGCAATTTGGTTGCATCGTTATTGGGATATTGCTCCTTTTTTAATGAAGTTTTATTTAACTATAGCCACTATCGTACTAATGTTTATTACAAGCATGGGTATATTTGGCTTTTTAAGTAAAGCACATATTGAGCAAACAAGTGCCGCTAACGAAGGCATTGCACAAATAGAACGTATAGAAACAGATATTGCTCGTTACGAAGCAATTATTACACGTTCTGAAGAACGTATCGTAAAAGCAGAAGCCAGTACTGGTGAGCGTAATACAGATATACAAGCACAAATAGATAAAGAACAAACACGTATTGACGGTGCGTATGATCGTATACAGCCTGCTATAGACGAGCAACAAGCAATAATAGATGCTGAAGCTAAACTTATAGAAGATAGAGTTGCAGTGTTTACAGAAAGTATTGCTAGTTTAGATACAGAATTAACAAGGCTTAATGGACTAGTTGAAGAATATCGTACACAACTTAAAAATACAAGTGTAGCAAGTGTAGAGGCTCAGGTAAAACCTTACCTAGACCAAATTACACAACTAGATGCTGATATTGCTAGATTAGATGAACAAGCGGCTGATTATGAAAAACGTATTGCAGGATTAAAACCAGACTACAGTGCGGTAGACACTCTTCAAGAGCAAATAAGCGCAGTGGAGGATCAAATTGTATTAGTTACAAATAAATTACAAAGTAAAGAACGTGAAAAAATACAAGAAGGTCAAGCAGTTATAGGTGTAACAAGCGATGGGTTATTTGGCAGTAACACAACAAGGGCTTATAATACATGGTTAGAAGCGCAAAGAACACGCATCACAGAGCTTCAAGGACAAGAGACAACACTTAAAGCACAAGCACAAGAAGTTGTTGCGATTGAGCGTAATAGGCTTACAGAACTAGTTAAAGATCTTCGAGGCAGTCAAACAACGGCAGTACAAGAGCGTAAACAAGGCTTATTGAATACTATTGATACAATACGTAATAATGCCGCAGGAGACTTAAAAGGAACACAAAATAGTATCCAGGAAAAAATAGATGGCGTACTAAACAATGATATTCCAACAAATCGTGCAGATCGTAAATTAGCACAAGACGCAATTACAACACTACGTAACACTAATAGTGATAAGGTAACTGTCGCAAGAGCAGAGATTGCACGTTTACGTGATGTAGTAAATGCACAAATTGTACAAAGTAATACACTAATTTCAGATTTACGTAACAACTTAACAGTTGGAAAAGACACAGATGCTGACAGTGTTATAGATCAGCAACAAAATAAAATTAGAGAAGCAAATAATACTATTGACACATTAACAGAAAAAAAGTATAGTTTAGAAGCTGAGAATAGAAAACTTGAAGCTGAGGTAGGACCAGTTAAGTATATCGCAGAAATGGTATACGGTGAAGCCGCAGACAGAAGTATTTTAGAGGAAGCAGTTCGTTGGGTTATACTATTGTTAGTAGCAGTATTTGACCCACTTGCAATTGTATTAGTACTAGCAGGTGTAATGACGATTCATAAGTTTGGCAGGAGTGAGAGACCTCCAATAAAAAAGACTGATCCTGAAGTAGAACCAGAATTGGAAGTACTACAGGAGGAGGTTAAACAAGAGCCAGACTTGAAGTTTATAAAGGAACAAAAAGATGAATCAGTGGATGGACCTACAGATAGCAATATACAAAATGATGATGTGGAACATAATGAACGAGATAGAAAAGCCAATGATGAGGAAGATTTATCGAGACGGAGCATTGTGGAACCAGCAGAAAAACAAGTACCTGACAGTACACAAGTTCGAAAAGAACCTAGTGCCGTACAGGACACCGGAGGAAGTACTAAAGAAGTACAAATAAAACCGGCAGTCGCAAGAGGCGAAGTTAAAACAATTAAAAATGTAACACTAAAGAAACGGATTAAAAAAGATGATCCTGATAATAGTTGGTTAAATGATACATAATGAATTTTGATAATAGCGTTTATAGCATTACTCCCCCATCTTTATATCTTAACGAAAATGGACCTAGTATAATGTTACTAGGGTTTTCTGACGATCGTATAGCAGATATCAGTAAAATATTCGATAAGAATTTTCCTGAAAATAGTATTTGTTACTATTATGATACAAAGCCTATAGCAGAAAATACTACTGCATGGGCATTAGCTACACTAAAATTTGTAGATTGGTTAGTAGTTAATACAGATAATTTAAACATAGTAGAAACTTATATTGCCAGTACACTTAGTGCAATTGATAATAGCAAAGATCCTCTTGTGCTTTGGATTGCAGAAGAACGTAAAAATAGTGCATTATGTAAATTACTATTGCGAGACAAACAAAAGATTTACACACATTTAGAAGAATTAGATGCAGTATTATCTGCACAATTAGATATAATTACTTGACAAACAAGTATATTATGTTATTATAATAACATTGAAAGGATAAAATACTTTTATGGCAAAACCCGCCAAGTTTAATAGAAAAGCAGAACTAGTTGTTGCTAATGAGCGCATACGATTTCCGCAAGTAAGAGTTACAGGAAGTAACGGAGATAGCATGGGAATAATGGCTACTCGCAGTGCGTTACAAGAAGCATATAATCAAGAACTTGATTTAGTCTTAGTAACAGATAAAGCTGATATTCCTGTATGCAAAATTACAGATTTAAACAAGTTTTTATTCGAAAAGAAACGCCAAGCTAAAGAGCAGGCGAAGAAACA